ATCTTTATTTCAACGGTGATGCAACAGCAACAGAAACATATTTATTTAACACAGGAGAATCAGGATCATTAGATACATATCTAAGATTTAATTCTGAATATGAACTTGACCAATTTGATTTCACTGTAAATGTTCCTGCATATCATAGTGGTAGTGTCGATTTTAACAATAAAATGAATGGATTAATTAAACTATATCTATTAGCAGGAAGAACTTATATTATAAACTATTATTAATAAACATATATGAAAAGAATTATAACGAATAACGGTGGTCAACCAATTCGACTTAATGATTTAGATTATTTACAAGATAATGTAACTGATTTAACTATATCATTGGCTAAATCATTTGGTGCGGGACCATTTAGATTATATGGTGCAGATATTTCTGTTACTGATTCAGGTGGTGTATCACCATTATTAAACATATCATTTGGTGCAATATATTATAACTTTAATATATATCTTGTAGATGCAGTTGTTAATCAAGCATTAGCTTCAGGGACTACATTAAATGATATTTTAACCACAAGATATTGGGATTTATCGCAAGTAGATTCAGATTCAAGAGTGTTCTTAGATAGTACATCTAATAATATATTAAGAACAGAAAAAGCTGTATTTGTTGCAACACCAACAACTTGGTCAACGAATGTTCCTGCAAATATATTGTTAGCAATTGATTATCAGATTAATCACATTGAAAGTTGGAATAATGTAACATTTGAACCTAATTGGACAAATTATCCTGCTAATGCATTAACTCAATACAAGAAAGATTTTTTAGGTAATGTATATATAAAGGGTGCATTATATTCGACTGTTGCTGGAAGCGATATTGCAATACCATTTATTTTACCAAGTGGATATATACCATTAGAACGAATATTTTCTTCTGTTGCATACAATGATACAATCGTACCAGTTGTAATTGAACCTACAGGAGAATTTGGTTTAATTTTAGCTGATCATACAATTCCTATCTATTTTAACTTTTCATTTAGAATAGATTAAAAATAAAAAACATTGTAAACTAAAAATATATGGATAAAATAATTTTAACAAGCAATAATATATTCACAAAGGATGGTATTCAACTAAAAATTGATACCAAAGGAATAGATTTATCTGAATTTAATGATAACCCAATTATGTTATTCAATCACGAATATGATAAACCTATTGGTAATTGGGAAAGTATAGAAACAACAGATAATGATGTTACAGCAATTCCTAACTTTGATGAAGATAGTTTAAGCAAAACAATAGGTGAAAAATATAGTAAAGGAAGTCTTAAATCTGCAAGTATCGGAATAGAAGTTTTAGATGCTTATTTAGATGTAGATGATACAGTTGTAGTTTCTAAATCAAGATTGTTAGAAGCAAGCATTGTTTCAATTCCTGCTAATCCGAAAGCTAAAAAAGTTAAAGCAGGTAGAACAGAAGTTTTAACATTTAGTCAAAATGAACTATTAAATATTTCAGATTTAAAAAATAAATTAAAAATGTCAAAAGAAACAGAACCTGTAATTGAACAAGGTTGTGATGAAGATAAAATAGAAACAGTCGAATTAGCAGAAATGCCAATTGAAGAACAACCTATTGAAGAAGTCGTTGCACCCGAAGAAGTAATAATGGAATCTATCGATGAACTAAAAGATGTTATTGAAAAATTGAATTCTTTAATTAAAGTAAAAGAACAAACTATTTCAGAACAGGCTAATGAAATTGAAACATTGAAATTGTCAGTTTCTAATTATGTTAAAAAAGAAAAACAATCTTTAATTACCGATGCAATTAATTTGAATAAAATTAATGCTGAATCAACTGATACATTTATTAATTTATCAATTGAAGAATTACAAAATATATTTAATAGTATTCCGTCAAAGACTGCTTCATTATCAGTTGAATTATCAAGACAAGTTGTAGGTGATGTTAAAACCTATGATTGGTATTTAAAAAATGATAAAGAGGGATTAAAGAAATTGGCTAAGACTAATCCTACACTATATAAACAATTAGAATCACAATCAATTAAAAAATAATAAATTAAATAAACTACAAAATTATGATTAATAAAGAAATTTGGGTAAAAGATTTTGCAGCTAACTTGTACGATTCAAAAGAATGGTATAATATTGGTAAAAATCACAGTGAATATGTATTGAACTCTATCGTTCATATTCCACAATTTGTTGCATCAGTTGTTCCTACCAAAGTTACAAATAGTACAACCCTCCCGGTTGCTGCTACTCGTCAAACATTTGATGATTTGACTTATTCAGTTGAAATGCTTGCTATGGCACCTCAATATGTAACTAACATCGATGCTGCTGAAGCAAGTTTTGATACACGTACTGCTTTAATGCAAGATGGTATTTCTTATTTGCAACAAGCAATGAGTATTGAAATTGCTGATAAATGGGCACCTATTGTATCAGGATCGGTTGCTTTGACTACCGGTACATCAACACGTTCTAACATTTACGGTAACACATCTATTAAAAAACTTACATTCAATGATGTATTGCTTGCTAAATCTTCGTTGATTCGTAATACTAAAAATGTAGATCTTGATAAATTGTATATCATTGTTGATTCTGTTATGTATAATGACATTGTTACAATGAGTGAATTCAATGATAAATCTACATTGGTTGGTGATACAGCAGTTGTTAAAGGTTTGGTTGGTGAAATCGGTGGTTTGAAAGTTATTCAGAGAGCTATTGGTCTTCCTTATGTATCTCAATATGTTAAAGCTGCCGTTGATTATACAGATGGACACGCTGCAACTATGTTTAGTGCTGCCTTACTTGTAGCAGGAGACTATGTTTCTTATGCTTATGGTACTATGGAAAACGGTCAGATTATGATGGGTGTTACTCCTTATGCACAAGGTTATTATTCGGATGTATTGCAAGGACACACCAGAGTTGGTGCATCTCCGAAATATAAAGCTGTTTCGAACGTTGTTAAAGGTGTATTTGCTATCGTTGAAGCTAAGTAATCAACAAAATAATAGAATAGAACATCTGAAATATGGTGTTCTATTTTTAAAATATTAAATTAATTAAATAAAAACATAATCAAATGAGTCTTTCTAATAACATTATTTATAAAGTAGTAAATAAAGTAAATGGTAAGATTTATATTGGCAAAACTACTAAATTCAAGAGGAGAAAACAGCAACATATAACAGATGCTTTTAACGGATGTAATTATGTATTTCATAAAGCAATTAGAAAATATGGTGTTGAACAATTTGAATGGAATATTATATGGGAAGGTGATAATGAATTATTAAACGAAATGGAAATATATTTTATTAAGTTATATAATAGTTATTATTCTTATGAAAAAGGATATAATATGACTTTTGGGGGAGATGGTAACACTGGTCTTAGAACTGATGAAACAAAGAGAAAAATATCTGAATGTAAACGTGGAATTAAACATTCTGCTGATACTAAAGATAAAATATCTAAAAGTTGTAAGGGAATAAAAAGAAGTGATGAAACTATTGAGAAATATAGAATTGCTAATATTGCTGAAAAGAATCCAAACTTCAATCATAAAACATATAACTTTATACATAAAGATGGTACAGAAGAGTTTTGTGAAACTGTAAACTATATGAATAAAACATATAATTGTAATGGGTTTAGTAAAATCACTACAAATGCAAGACAATCATATAGAAAATGGAAAATTAATAATAATTAAATAAAATAAATAATATGCTTCCACGCGTAACAATTAACGTCACAGGTACAATCAATAGACCATCTCTTAATACAGACGGTATATCTGGATTCTGTTTTTACAATAACAATATTGCAGATTTAACTACATTTTCTACATCAAATAGAGTAGTTAAATTTACTAATTTAGCAGCTATTGAAGCAGTAGGAATTACAGCAGCATCAACTAATTTCAAAATGGAACATTATCAACTTTCTGAATTTTTCAGAGCAGGTGGTGTAAATGTTTGGATTGGTGTATTTGCAGTTCCTGTTTCAACATATGACTTTACTGAATTAGATTCAATGCGTTTGAAATCATTAGGTGAAATTAAAATATATGCAACATTCTTGAATAAAGAACTTGATGATGCAGATTTAGCTACTTTCAATTCTAAGATTGCTTCATTTGATGCATTGAAAAAACCTGCTATTGGTATTGTAAGTGCAGACATTCATAATTTAGCATTAGCTGATTTACCTGATTTAAGAAACCTTACTGCCGACTTAGAAAATACTTCGGTTGTTATAGGACAAGATACAGAGAATGTTGGACAAACATTAACAGTTGCAAGTTCTAAATCAACTCCTGATTTGGGATTGTTTGTAGGTACATTAGCACAAGCAAAAGTATCTGAAAATGTTCTTTATATCGGAAAATACAATTACACAAACGGTTCTATTTTAGCTAATCCCGGTTTATACTGGAAAGCAGGTGCTGTATCAGGATCATTACAAAACATTTCAGATATTAATGAAGCTGATTTGGATTCTTTAAATGATAAAGGATATGTATTCTGGAGATATATGCCTAACTTGGCAGGAACATATTTGAGTAATGATAATAACTGTGTTGCTATTACAAAAACATTTAATAGTGTTCACATTGTTCGAGTTAAAAATAAAGCTGTTAGAGAATTAGATAAAGCATTAACACCATTAGTTGGTACTTCTGTATTGTTTAATTCAGATGGAACTATGCGTCCTTCAAGTATTAATGTATTTGAATCAGCAGCCAATGCAGCATTATCAACAATGAAAGATAATTTAGAAATTAGTGCTTATTCAGTATATGTTGATCCAAGTATCGATGTATTATCAACTAAAACAGTTGTGTTGAATGTTAGCATTGTTCCTGTTGAAAGTGCTGATAATATTACAGTAAATATCAATTTCACACAAAGTCTTTAATATTGGCTAACTATAAAAATTAAAACAATGAAATTAAAACAAGGCGAAGATTACATAGCTGAAATTATTGTTATTGATGAAGATAATAAAAAGGTTGATTTATTACCTGCTACTAATTTAGCAGTAGGTTTATTTATCAGAAACCAACATATCAAATCATATATCGATGAAACAGTTAATACACCTGTTAGTGGTTATGGTCATTGTGAAATATATTCAGGTAGTTTTTCAGGTAGTGCATCACAGATTAATTTGTTTCTTGAAAGAGATGATACAGCATTATTTCCTGTAGGTGATGTGTATGCAAATGTACTGATTGAATTTGATGATAGTGAACTTGCTAAAAAAAGATATGAATATAGTTATGTCATAGGAACTATCGAAAAAGGTTATATGAAATCAGAACCTTTAATTTAAACAACAATTTAAAAATATATAATATGCCAACATTTAATGATCAATTAAACATAAACGGTAATAATTACAGCCGTATCAATACAATTATAGAATTATCATCTGTTTCTTTTGGAACTTATGATATTACACAATATGTTAAAGGTATTTCTTATTCACAAACGCAAGTTAAAGAATTTGATTATACATTAGGAAGTCACAACAGACCTTCTCATTTTGGAGTAGGTAATATTACTTGTGAAGGAACTTTAACATTGACCGATGCAGGTCTTGATTTCTTAAATAGCGTTGCTGTAAGTGGTGCAGTTCCTGTACCTTCGATGCTTTATTTGGGTCAAGATGGTGTTGGTATGTCAATTACAGTAAGTTATACAACTTATAACGACAAAACTAAAACTGATTTACTTGAATATGTTCATTTCTTAGGTTATGCCAATGGTGTAAATAAAGATGATGTATTGTATTCAAGAGAAGTTGCACTGATGATTGGTAAAGTAAATATCGGTGGAATAGTTTAATAATCTACTTTTCATTTTCATTTTGTTTAGGAATAACTGTTTAAGTAATTGAACAGTTATTCTGTTTTTATATATATTGTAAACTAAAAATATAAACAAAATATATTAAAATGAAAGATAAAAAGATTATTAAAGTAGAAAATTCAGAAGAAATAAAGGTAAAGCGCAATGTTATTACTATTGAATCAAATGGTAAGTTGTTAGAATTTAAGTATCCTAATAAATTAACTTATAAGAATGTATTGGATAAATTAAAAAATGATGATACTGCATCTTCGTTTGAAATCTTATTTGATGATTGTTTAAATCAGTTAGATAATAACTTTGAGTTTGAAGATAAGATTGGTTATTTTGAAGAATTAGCAAGTAAGTTTTTATCATTTAAAGAATTTTCATTTGATGAAAGAGATGGTTTATTCATTGTAGTTATAAACAATAAAGAATTAAAATTTAAAAAACCTGATAGAGAACAGATTAAACAGTTGTTCAATGTCAATCTTAAATCATCAACTGAATCATTAAATTATATTTATAGTAATTTAAAAGTATCTGGATATGAATTTAATTTTTATGAGATAGAAGATATTGTTGATTTTTATTCTTTGCATCAGTTACCATCAATGTTTATTTATCACAAACAATTAGATTTAAAAAAAAAATAGATGAATTGACAGAATCTATTCAAGAAAATGAATATCTGAAAATAGATTCTTTATTGGCATATCATTATAACATATTACCTTATACACTTACTGATGATCAATATGCTGAATTATACGTCGGACTGGATTTCATTTTCAAGTCAAAATTAAATAAAACAGAATTATAGAATATGGCAAATATATTAGAGATAATCGGCACGTATAAAGATAATTTTACTAAATCTTTTAATAGTTCATTATCAGGAGCAGAAAAGAAAACTAAATTACTTTCAGATAAATTAACTGGTTTATCTTCTTTATTACCACAACAATTTCACGGAGTTGCTAATGGGTTTGATGATATTAGTTCGGGCATTGGTGGTGCAACAAAAGTATTAGGACCGTATGGTATAGCTGTTGCAGGTGCAATTACACTTGGAACCGGATTAGTTGCAAATGGTGTAGCAATTGAAAAAGAATTTTCTACTTTAAAAAAAACATTGGGTACTGTAGATGAACAAATGAGAATTACAGCTAAAACAACATCTTCAACATTTGATGTTTCATTACAAGATGTAGGTATGACTACTGATAAAATATCTAAATTATTTAATTTAACCGATAAAAATGGTTTAGAAGTTTTAAGACAAGGTATGTCTAAAACAACTGTTAGCGGTGATGATTTTATAAAAACATTTAATGAGTTTAGTCCTATATTTAAAGATATGGGATTAAATGCGAAACAATCTACTGCATTGGTTACAGAATTATCAAATAGAGGATTAGGTGATAAAGGTTCAAATGCAATAAAAGAATTCGCAGGTAATTTTACTGATGCGGGTAAAGCTCAAGTAGAATCCTTAAAAGGAATCGGTATAAATTATGATGATTTATCTAAGAAAGTACAATCAGGTTCAATGACACAATTTGATGCAATGAAAGTTGTTTCAGATAAAATTACTAAATTAGGACCAGATTCTAATGAAGCCAAGATTGCAATGAAAGCAATGTTTGGTGGACCAGGAGAAGATTTGGGTACAGAATTTCAAAAAACTTTATCTTTAGTTAATACTAATCTGGATGAATTACCATCAAAAGTTGGTGATGTAAAGGGTGCAACTGATAAATTGATTACTTCTTGGGAAACATTCAAAGGTGTATTTGTTGGTGGTCCGGACGGTAATTGGTTTTCACAAACAATTGCATCAATGATTGATGGCTTAACATCATTTCTTGATATGTTTAATGATATATTTAATGCTGCTAATTGGACAGAAAGATTTAAAGCTATTGCAAATGCAATAACATCATCTCTTTTAAGACCACTTCAAGTTTTATTAGGTGGATTAGGTCAATTAGGAGAAGCATTGGGAATAGATGCTTTAACAAAATTAAATAATTGGATAACTGAAAATACTCAATTTGATATTAATACAAATAAATTATCAGGTATAGGGAAAAACTTTTCCGGACAAAGTTTATTATCGATGACAGGTACAGGTAAACCAGTTAAACCTAATAACAATAATATAATTCCACCAACCAAAGATAAAACTAAACAATTAGCTGAAACACGAGATGTTAAATCATTAGTAATCAATATAGATAATGTTGTAGGAAATCAATATATTACACAGAATGATGATCCTAATAAAGTAGGAAAATTAGTTACAAAGGCATTAATGACAGCAATTACAGACGCAAAAATAGCATATTAATTATGAGTATATTAGGAACAATACCAGGAAAACAAGATACAACATCAGCATTTTTTAAAAAGTATTATGATATTACTGATCAGATTGCTGATATTGGTATGGGTAGTTATAGATATGCTACAATATCAAATGATTTAGACTATAAATGGTTAGCACCTAAGTATTGGAAACTTGATAAATTTGGTAATGTAATAAATAATTGGTGTACTCTTTATATTGGAAATATCAATCAATCAGCATTTAATCCATCAGAAGGAAGTAGAACAATACCATTTAATTTATTTTCTCGTGAAGGTTCAAAATCAACAGATTTAGCAGCTATAACATTATATGGTGTAAGTATAGATTTAACTGCTGCACCAACAGTAATTGAAACAAGAGTTAAAGGATTAACCGGACCAATATATCAAACATTCGGTTCTAATAATTATGATTTAACTATTTCATTCTTAGAATCAGGTCCAACATTTTGGCAACAAAATAGTAAAGATATTAGTCTATTAACATATATATTAAATAGTGGTGTATCAATAAATATTCTGAATCCGCAATTGAATCTAATCTATAATATTAATGCAGTGATATGTACAGGTTATAATATTGGTCAAGATCAAAGATTCTATTCACATAATAATATTTCTATTAGTTTTAAATCTGATACAATTACACAGGACATTCTAACTAAAACAGTATAACACTATGCTTTATAATATATATGATAGAATCATTATAAATAATCAAGTTGATATTACAATTACTAATTATAGCAATGTAAACATTGAATCAGATATTGAAAAATTAACTGATAGATGTACTATTACTGTTCCCATTAAGAATTTAGTATTAGGTAAAGATCCGAATACTAAGAATTTAAGATTATTACAAAATAATAGTGAAGAACAATTTAATATAACAATTGGTAACAAAGTAACAGTTTATTTTAATTATTATAAAGATACTCAGCAACTTCAAACTATAATTGATGATAAAGAATATCTTAAAAGTATTTTTATTGGTTATGTATCTACATTCAATTACAATGAAGATAGCATTGATATTGTATGCGAAGATTCTAACTGGTTATTCAAACAAAAACGACTGAAAAATAGTTGGACAATTACTAATAAAGATGGTAAGCAAACAACACCTAAACTATTAGATGTTATAAAATATATTAAAGATAATACACCAAATACATCAGATGTCAATTTAAATAGAGTACAAGATATTGAAATAGGTAAATTCAGAGTAAATGATCCAAGTACAGGTGCTGAAATATTTAATAAATTAAAAGATGAATACAGTATTCATATTTATTTTACTAATGAATGGGATGAAGCAACTAATAAAATGATTGTTTATCTGAATGCAGGGTTAAAATATAGATTAGAAAATACTGATTTCCAAACAAAAGCAATATATCAATATCCATATAATGACTTATACTATCCAATTATCAGTAAAAGTTTAGTATTCAACACATTTAATAAAGAACGTGATTTAGCTGTAATAGGAACAAGTTATATTCAGAATAAAGATGAATCATACAAATATGCAACAAAAGATGGTATTAAAGGTACAATTGAAACACTTGATAAAAAGGATAAAACAGTAGGTGAAAATCAATTATTAAAAGAAATAGAAGACAGACCAACAAGAATAGAACTGAATATACCAAATTTAACTATATCACCATTCAGTGCAACAAATGAATATAGTGGTAGTTTAGCAGAAATGGTTAATCGAACGTGGTTAAATTTCCCAACAGAAGGATATGAAGGATCATTTGAAACATTTGTTAAACCAATTATAAGAATAGGTGATATTATTGATATAAGAATAGCAGACGGACTAACTGAAAATCCAGCTTCTGAATTGCATTATGTTGATGAAGTATCTATTAGTCTATCAGCAAATACAGGATTAATACAAACAATTACATTAGGAACTAAAATATCATAATATTATGAGTTTAAGAAGTGCATTATTAGATTTAACAAGAACATTCAGTGTTTTAGAATTATGTTATATACGTGAAACTGTTGATACATTGCAGAATACTGTTACTGTTGAACCTGTTAATAGACCTGATTTTGATCCACAGAAACCTAATGTAAACAACTTCATTTATAACATTAAATATAGTTCAAGTATGTTAGGTTCAATTACTCAGCCACTTGAATCTACTTATGCTGTTGTTGGTTTTATCAATCCTAATGATGGATTTGTATTATTAACTGATAGTACTAAATCATTGACAGTACAATCACCAACAGGAACATCAGCAACAATATCAATTGATGATGTTACTAAACAATTAAAAGTACTTATAAAAGAATTAGTTCCAATAAAAGATATTACAACCAAAACAGGTGATTATACAGTTGATGTTGAAAAAGATAATATATATAACAGAACAAAAGATGGTGCAATATTAAATATAAAGAAAGATATTGATATTTTAGCAGCAAAAGATGGTAAAGTAAGAGTTGCAGTACAAACGAATAAAGTATTCAATAGCAAAGTAGGAAGAAAATCATTTTATAGACCTGATAATGTAAACAATATTTATAAATCTAAACAGAATTATAATAAATGTATTGCTGATAAAGGTCTATTGACATTCTGTTCTGCTTTGTTAAATGATAGATCTATCTCATTATATAAGCAATATAACATTGTTCCGGGTACAAATTCAAATATTCAGAATATATTAGAGTTAATATCAATTAAAAAAACACAGTTAAGTAGTGATGAATTTACTGCTGATTTTGATAATATCATTAAATTACTTGATGATGCAAGTGAACAAATAATAAAAGAACCTGATTTTTTAAGTGTATCATTAAATACACAGTCTAAGGATAAAATAAGATTAATCATAGATGAAATTGTTTCACAGTTTGTTACAGAAACAATCACAACATCAGGTGAAACATTAAGTGGTACAGTGATTGTTATTAAACCTGATAAAGAGATATTTGAGAATTTTAACAAGTTTAAAGATTTATACAATTCATTCACTAATTTTGATAATAAAGATGTAAACAGTCTATTATTATTTATGATTACTAATTCTGAATTTATCGGTTATTACTATTCATTAGTAGAATTAGCATATAGATCATTAACAAGTACTTTTGTTGAACCACAGACAGTTATAACACTTTTACAGAACTATTATGATAAATATAAAGATGTTGGTATTGCTAAAATAGAAACCGACATACTTGAAGAAGAAATAACATCTACTGTTAATAAAGTAAATGACATTGAAACAACTGTATCTTTATTTGAAGTTATCAAGGAACAAAATACATTGATTCTTAATCTAACTGAAACAATTAAGAACTTAATTAATAGTGGTGCGGTTGCAGATCCATCAACTCACGTTGTTACATTTACAGGATTAGCTTCATTTACAACAAACATCGAAAAAGAAATACAAGACTTAGATATTAATTCACAGAAAACAGAAGAATTATTAAAATAAAAAAAGTGAATGTTACTTCACTTTCTTTTTATTCATTTTATCTCTTTTTATGTTGAAAACGTGTGGATAAAGTTCATTTGCATTCAATTTATCACTATTAATCATTGATATTTCATTCTTTCTGAGATAAATTATATTGTTATGTATCTCGTCTATTCGCATATCAATAAGAACTTCATTCAACATTTTCTCACCATCATTACCTTCTGCTGAATTAATTATCTTTTTTAATTCAAGTAACTGATCTAATTCAGTTATAATATCTTTGTATTTATTATATATTTCCATTTTTATTTTCTTTTTAAGTGTATTAATAATAGTTTGTTATTTGAATCAACAGTTTTTACAACAGATATAGTAGGATAGAAATAATCATAAAACGGATATGTATTAATATTTCTACCATTTATATGAATGATTGCAACATCACCTGTAAATTCAAATGGTGCTTTCTTTACAATAGGTTTAATACTATTCAAACTGTCAAATTTAGTTTGATACTTCACTTCATTTACACTGATTGTTCTATTTAAACTATCATTCATATTATGCAGAATGTTAGTTCTAATTATTTCTGTTCTCAATTTATCATTCAGTGATTCTTTTTCATTTACAGTAATATAACTATAAACTGATATTCCTATTGTTAAACAGGAAGTCATAATCCAAGGCATTAATGTTTTTTTCATTTTGTTTAAGTATTTAATTGTTAATAATTCGATACAAAAGTATATATTAAATAATTCAATTCAAAACAATATTGTAAGTTTTTTTATAAAAAACATCATTATTATCTTTTTTATAACCAATTAACCTATTATTTTCTGTTATAAAGGTTCTTCTTTTACCATTTGAACTCTTAGATGATTGTGTTAAATGTAAATTATAACTGAATGTGATGATACTATCTGTTGTTCTAAACATAATAGGTAAATACAATTCATTTAATTTATATTCTAAAACATCAAATTCATATTTAAAATAAATATCTTCTGTTTGAAATATATTATATTGCTTATATGTAAACGGTATTAACATAGTATTACAGTTTTTAACTACTTCAAGTTGATCAGGTCTAAAACCTATTGTTTCATCCATATAGTTATATCTATATTTGTCAGAATCTATATTGAATAAAACTACTCTACCATATTTATTTAAAATCATTTTCATATAACTAAGAATTTAAAGTGAAATAAAATTCATCATTGTCTAATTTCCAACCTAACTCAAATAACAATTGTTTGTGTTCATCATTTTTGATCCATTCATCAAAACCAAAGTAAACTCGATTATCTAAATCAGGATATAAACCATAAGAATCATTTTCAGGAATATATTTAGTCAATAAATCAATTCCCAAATAAAAGTTGTGTAGTTTCAAAGTGTTTGTTTTCATAAAAATAAAATGTTTAATTGTTTCTATATATAAGTATAAAAAAAAATAAATAAACACATATAGATTTTGGATGTGATGATGTCACTACATTTGGATTCCGTTCCATCACATCCAAAGATATGTTGAATGATATAACAAATCAATAGTGATTTAACAAACAATCCATAAAGGATAATTAATAAATAATATAGATTTATATATAGAAATAATGATAAATAAAGACTTGTTACTTATGATGCACACTTTTACATCGAACTTGACATAAAGTGTATTAATCTTTACTATGATAAAATATTATAACTTTTAAAATCTTGAAACATTGATTAAATGGTATTTTCTTATAAAAAAATATAAAAGCGTGAATCATAAGTAACAAGATTAAATTATAATATAAATTATATAATCTATAATATATTCTATAAATTATCTTATAAATTATCCTTTATGGATTATCATTTAGATTAACCTTTATTTCAATTCATTTCAATTGTATTTGATTTATTATTTTATCCTTGAAGAGGATTACTTGTTAATAACATTTTATTTAAGCAATCAAACCATTATTCATTGAATCCGATATAGCGTAAGCGTATATAATCGGATTCAATACAATGAATAATCAATATATGAAAATACCTTGACTATTATCATAATCAAGGTATATAATTAATAAAAACAGATATGCTTTAATCTACATTAGTTTATAGTCTTTGAAACCTTGTTTATCAAATTCATTTTTTAATGTTTTTAACATAACATCATAATCTGATTTTTTTACATAAATTGAATCGTGAACAGGAAGACAATCAATTCCATTTTTAGATAAATGTTTATATGTTGAAATGAACACATCAGATTCAGTTGATTGTAATTGAATTGCTAATTCATTTTTATTTTCTTTTTTCAATTCTTTAATTGCATTGTATATAAACGGAAAATCATTTTTGAAAACAATTTCAAATGCAGCAGAACCTTTATTGCCTTTAAACAATAATTTAACAAATTGCACCTTACTATCATTTCTGTTAGTTATTGCCTTTGTAATCATTTTAAGTTCTTTACTACAATATTCATTGTATAGATTATCACCTTTTAATTCAGTATAACGAGTTAAACAATAATTATAAATATCATCATTTTTAATAACATCAAATAATCTAATAACTTCTGAATTTACCGGATATAATTTCAATAGATAAGAAGCTAAGAAATAAGGTTGTGATGATTTTAAATCCGAACATACTAATTGTTCACCATTGATATAACAAAACTCTCTCAATTCTCTTTTTACTAAATTGAATGTATTGAATATCCTGCCTGTTTTTTCATCTTCAACAATGATCCATTTCTTTTCATTAATATCATTAATCATACGATAGTAACAATTGAATTTATTAGTATTGAATGAACCGTCAGATTTAATAAAATAAGTATTAGTATCTAAGTTAGCAAACCAATTTAAAGCAGCAGAATAATCAAATTCAATACTGTCTAATGTATCAAGTAATTCAGGAAACTTTTCTTTATTTAATTTATATTCTTTTTCTAATTTAACATAAGTGTTAAAATCATTGATGATTATTTCTTCCATTGTGTAAATATCTTCTAATTCAATTTTAGTCATAAACGAATCAGCAATCCAGTAATCTTTTGATTTTTCACCAACAATGTATTGATTATCTGTTTCAATGATATTATGATCTAATAATGCAGATACAATATCAACATAGTTTCTACCTAATAAATGTTTAATATATTCTGCTTTTAATCTTGCTCTTTCGTATCTAATATCTTTATTGGTATAAGAACAACTTTGTCGTTCAATCAATTCTAAGAATAAAAAGAATTTCTCTCTTTGAAGTTTTCGAGAATAAACATCTTTTAATAAAGAATCTACTTGCGAAGTAAATGCTAATGAAAATTTAATTGTGTGTGTCATTGTTTTGTTAGTTTGATTGTTAATAAATATTCTGTAGTATTTTTTAAAATGATGTGTTAATTTAAGTAGTATAAATAGAAGTAGGATACTACGCCTACTTCTATTCTTCAAACTAACACTAAACAAAAAACTTTATAAAAATGAAAGACTGTCAAGATGCTTTCATTTAATATAAATATAAATAAAAAAAAATAAAATATCTTAAAAAATATTTTTAACTCATTGATAATCAATGATACTTTTTAAGATTTTCAATCAAACCTTAAATTGAACGCATTTTAACAAAGAACACACACTTTAATTATAATAAACTTTGACATTCAAAACAAATAATATTTAATGAAAATCAGAAATATTAGGAACATTCTGAATAAACTCTTTTTTATCAAAGAAATCATTCAATATTAATCTACACTCATATCTTTTACATTCTACTCTATTTCTGCTATTATAAATAGGTATTAACACTATATCATCATTGGTGTAATTATGTTCTCTAATCCACTTGTATAGCTTCTTATTGTATTGCTTAGATTTTTCATTAAAGCAATCTGTTTTATGTTGATATTCTCTTCTTGATAAATTATTGGTCATTCCAACATATCTGATAATACCTTCAATTTCTATTTTATAGCACACATACATCATAAAAAATGCGTTTTAAGACTATTTTATTTCAGTCGATTATTTGTAATTAATTAATATTCAAATTCTTAACAGCAAAATGTTTTTATTTTTCTTTTTATACTTATTTATAAGAAAGAGAGAATAATAAAAAACAATCTAATAACAATTTAAAACTAAACAAAATGAAAATCAGAATCAGAATGAAGTCCTTATTTAAGTATTACACTTTTTCAGAATTATATTCAACTGAAAGAATTGCAATCATAATATCATTGATTGTAGCATTAATAATAACATTAACCATTTAAAACTAAACACTATGTTAAGCGAAAAACTTTTAAACAAAATTAAACAGAATACTACAACTGTTGAAGAAAATGAAATTAAAGGAAGAAATCTATTTATAGATAACTTTGTAAAAAAACAATTACCTGATTACAAAATTATAGATACTGAAATCAATGACAGAAATGATTTGTTTTTAGTCAATGATGATAATATATTAATAGTAGAAGTGAAATACAGAAATGAAAATTATATTAACGGTACTATGTTATTAGAAGAAAAGAAATATAATGGATTATTAAACATTAAGAATCAAATATCAGAAGTTTGTAATAAAACTGTTAAAATATTATATTCATTCGTATTTGATAATAACATAGTTAAAATAAGTAATCTGAATGATAATATAAATAATTATAAATGGACTGATCAACAACATCAAAAAACACAATGTTTCAGTCAAGAAAAAATAAATAAAAAAGTAACATTTTTAACTGACTTTAAATACTTCTAATAATATGAAACAATCTTGTGACCTAAGAATACTTATTTTATTCATCATACTAATACTATTATACAATTACTTATGAAAAAGAAAAGAGAAATAGATAATGATCCAAAGATATATGATTTATTTAAAAATAATCCATATCAATTTAATAAAGAAATGCAATTAATAATACACAGTACTGTACCTGAATTAAGATATGATTTCGATGATGTATGGTTTGATGTATTTATTAAACTGTATAAGAAGAAAGAAACAATAAAAGAAAAAGGTATTATTAACTATGCAATAACAGCATATTCAAGAACATACTATAACTATCAGCAAAAGAAGTTAAAACCTAAACACAATCATATATCAGTTAGTTTAGATGAAATTCAATTTCATTGTATTATTGATGCTGGTTATGATGAACGTGGAATAGGTAATACCTACCATACTTTTGATGATATATCATTTAAACGCAAAGTACATAATTTAGCAGAACCACCATTCAACATAGATTTAATAGAATACAATCCACTTAAAAGATAGGTGGATTTTTTATTAATTGTAAACTAAAATAAAATGAAGAATAATTAAATTTTTTCAATAAAAATGGCTTATAGATTCAAAAATAACAAGAAAAAACAGAAATCGTGGATTCTATCATATTATGAATGTAATTTTCATATTAGTAATGCTTGTTTAAAAGAAGGAATAAGTAGAGCAACATATTATAGTTGGTATCTGAATGATGAAGAATTTAGAAATGAATTACAAGAATTAGAAAAATTAGATTATACCATTTTAAAGAATAATTTTTATGAAGGCATTTATTCAGATGACTTATCAGTAAGAGTAAAGTACTATGCAACATTACCTGAAAGAATTAAATTAAAAATGTTTAATGAAAATGATTCTGAAAATAAAGATATTAATCTTAATGATATTCAAATAGGATGATAACCATAAAAGGATTGACAGATGCACAGACTAAGATAGCTTATGAAATATTGCACAGCAATGATAAATTTCATACTATTAAAGCATCTCGTCAATCAGGAAAAACCTATCTGTTATCTCATTTAGCTTTTATGTTCGGATTGTATATCAAAGATAATATATTGGTTGTTTCTCCCACATATAGTCAAGTAAGACTGATATATGATAATATGTTGAAGATTAAAAATTCAAAATATTTCATATCAGAAAAAAGAGAATCAGCACCATTTCATATTAAATTAAAAACCGGTAGTACTATAACATTCAAATCTGCGGATAGACCTGATATGTTACGTGGTGGAAGTAATCAAATAGTTTTAATAGATGAGTTTGCTTTTACAAAAGATAACCTATTAGAAGAAGTAATAAGACCTACAACAGCAGCAAAGAAAGGAAGTAAGATAATATTATCAAGTACACCGAAAGGAACTGAAAATGCTTTCTATGACTATTATAAGAATGGTGAACAAGGAATGCATAATTATAAATCATATTCATTCAGTTATAAAGATAATCCATATTATGATTTGAATGAAATTGAAAATGCTAAATTAAGTCTTCCTAATAATATATATTTACAAGAATACGAAGCAGAGTTTATAGAAACAAATGGTGATGTATTCGGTGATTTCAGTAAGGTAATGACAATAGCACAATTCAGCAATATCATACCTATTAAATGTTATGCCGGTATAGACTTTGGAAGAGCAAATGATGATACTGTATTAACTATACTGAATGAAAAGAGAGAAGTAATATTTATGTCTGAATTTAAAGGTGACTGGCCGGTCATTATAGATGAATTATCAATCATTCTTAATAAATATAGACCTATTACTTATGCTGAATCTAATGGTGTTGGCGATCCTGTTATATCATTGTTATTGACTAAATATAAAAACATTATACCATTCTTTCAAACAAATGAAACAAATAATCAATTAGTAGAAAAACTATTATTAGATATAAATAAAGAAGCAATAAGTTTACCTGATATTAATCTGTTACCTAAGCTGACAAATCAAATGAATACATTTAGTTATACATTGACTAAGACAGGTAAAATAAGCTATCATCATAAACCAAGTTACCACGACGATTATTTATTTAGTTTAATGCTTGCAAATAAATGTTTAGATGATAATAGTAAAGGATTCAGAATAATACCAGGACAAATAAATTCATTTAGAAATTAAAATATGAAATACATAGAATTAGAAGAAATAGAATTAGGTAAATTTAATAGTGTTATTAAAGACCTTAGTGGTGATAGTGTAAAAATACTTGATGAATATGAATTATATGCTATTGATTTAATAACATCTTATTTATATGGTAAGTATGACACTGACTATATATTTAGTTTGACAGGTACTAAACGTTCACCTATCTTAAAAAGAATTATAATTGATTTAATGATATGTCAATTGTTTGGTAGAATAAACACTACTGAAATACCTGAAAATATTTTATTAAGATGTAGTGAAGCAAAGAAATGGTTAGTTGATGTTTCAAAAGGTATTGCATCTGTTAATCTACCTAAGTTAGATCCAATATATCAAGCAAATACTAACTTCAAATATGGTAGTGAACCAAGATTTAATAATATAGATTCAATTTAATAACAATATAACAATGGCAAAAAAGAAAGATACTATTGCATCAAAGGTAAAACAATTACCATTATATACATCTAAAATAACTTTACAGAAGTATAAACACGCTGTTGATGCAGCAGAAGATATAGACTATCCTAATAGATATGATTTACTTCAAATATATAATGATGTTGTTAAAGATCCACATTTAGCAAGTGTTTTAAAACATAGAAAAACAAGAATAAAAGGATTGCAATTTAACTTATATAAGGAATCAGGAAAGACTGCTAAGAATACACTTAAATTATTTTCGACAGAAGAATTTAAAAAGTTTTTAGACTATGCTATTGATTCAATATTCTATGGTAATAGTTTAATTGAAATATTTCCAAATTCAGACGGAACATTTGACTATGTATTAATACCACGTAATAATGTTGTACCTGAAAAAGAAGGAATAAAAATATATCCTATTAATCCATCACCAAATATTTATTATTCAGATACTAAGTATTCTAATACATTGGTTGATATAAATAATAATAATAATAATAGAGATTTAGGTGAGTTACTTGATATATCTAAGTTAGTATTATTTAAAAATGAATTACTTCTTAACTGGTCACAATACATTGAATTATTTGGTCAACCTTGGAGAGTTGCTACAACTAATACAACTGATCCACTTGAAGTAAATGCTATATTAGATAGTTTAAAGAATGTTGGTAGAAGCGGTTACTTTATTAAAGATAGTCAGACACAATTAGAATTAATTGGTAATTCATCTAACCCGCAATCATTATTCAATAGCTTTGCTGATTATATAGACAGTCAAGTATCTAAAAGAATATTAGGTGCAAGTATGATTACTGATGATGGTAGTTCTATGTCACAATCAAAAGTACATTTATCAAGTTCTTACATATATACAAAGGCAGATATATTGTTTTTAGAAGATGTTATTAACTATCAATTAATCCCACAATTAACTGAATTAGGTTATATAAATGAATCAGTAACATTTGCATTCACTGAACCTGAAATATTATCAATTGATGAAAAATTGAAAGTTGATCAATTCTTATTAGATAACTTTAATCTATCTGATGTTTCCTATTTCGAAGATCGATATGGTACAAGTCTTAGTTATAAAACTGAACCAACTAATAATATACAATAATGATTATATTACAAACCAAAGGATTTGAAGAAATTCAGAATAAATATAAAGACTTGTTTATTAAGATAATAAATAAAGCTGCTGAATTAACTAAGGAAGAAATAAAGAATAATATAAAACCATTTTCAGAATCAGGTGATTTATTACAATCTATAAAAGTAGATACATTTCAAAAGAAAATAAATGTTTATTCGGATATGCCTTATGCACGTATTCAAAACTTAGGTGGTAAGATGAAAGTAACTGAAAAACAAAGAAAGAAATTCTGGGCATTATTCTATGCTACATCAAATAGAAAATATAAAGCAATGGCATTATCAAAAACAATTGAGATACCAGCAAAACATTATACTGATGTAGATTATCAAAGAATGGAAGCAAAATTAAATTTATTCATTAAAAGACTATTGAAATAATGATAAAACAAAATAATTTATTATCTTATATATATAAGACATTTGAAACTACTATATTAAATAAAATACCTGACATTAAAAGTGTTGATTTATATTTTAATCAATTTAATCAGGGTAATATAGATGGTAAAGCTACTCCAAGAGTTTTAATAGAGATACAGAATATAAATATGGAACAAAGATTTTCATATTTACAAGAAGCAGAAATGACTATTGTTCTACACGTTGGTATAGATATATTTAATACATTTTATTCAGGTGGTGAATTGCAACAAACTAATTTAGATTATCTGGATTTATTAGATAGTATTAATACTCAATTGACAGGATTATCAAGTTTTGATTTAGATACTGAAATTCAGAATAACAATTTTCTGATACATAATGTAGAATTAACAAACATTGAATTAGCAACTAATGCTGATGCTATCAAAGTATCTAAGTTTTATTTCAAATTCATTTTAGAAAATAGACAGAATGTTAAAACTATAAAGAGAAATGAAATACTTTCAATTAATAATTTTATGACAATTGGTAATGAAAGCGGATCATATTATGTTAGTGGGTCAATTTAAAAATTGTAAACTAAAAATATAACACAAAATAATTTATACCTATGCTGATACTTGGACAAACTGTTACACCGGAAGTTTCTATGCCTTTTTTAGACGTTCTTACCAATTACGGTATATTAGGAATGTTCGCAGGATTAATGATATTTATTATAAGATATTTAAGTAAAAAATATGAATCACAGAATGATAAATTGATTGATACATATACTAAGCAACACGATGCAATTAAAAATGAAAAAGATAATTTGAATATGAAATTTATTGCACACTTAGAAAGTACTGAAAAACAATTACTTGAAATCATATCAGATAATACAATAGCATTTAAGTTATTAGTTGAATCTAATAATACTATTAGCACATCTATAAATAATTTAACTAACGCAATACATACTAAACATAATTAATATGTCAAGAAAAGATTATTTAAGTGATAGTTTAACTGATGATATTACTATTGTTAGTGGTGATTTTCAACAAGGAGATGCAACTGATTTTCATAGTAAGATAATTGCATATTCAGATAAAGGAGAAATTAGACAATATCCATTATTAGGTGCCGCATTAAATAAATATATTGGTAGTTCAATTGATGAAAATTTAATTCATAATATATTACTTAATGAATTATCTGATGACGGTTTTTATTTAGATTATTCGGAAATAAGTATATCCGGTAAATCTATAACATTAAATATGAATGTCATATAATTAAAAAACAAAATATGTCTGTATTAACAATAGCGGAATTAAAATCACAAATAAATTCAGTAATTAAATCTAACCATAATAAGGAAATAACCGGTCCTATTATGAATACTCAACTGAATGATGTAATTGATAATATTGACCGACTTAAAAATAGAATTTATAAACAAGCTACTTATCCATCAAGTTCAGATTTAAGAACTAATGATATATTATTCAAAACTGATACAGAAACACTTGAAGTATATAATGGTTTAACTTGGGATATTATTCCACTTGGTGGAGATACAACTAATTTAGTTCCTTATACTGGTGCTAATCAGAATGTAGATTTAGGTAATAATGATTTAACAGTATCAGGCAGTATTATATTACCTAATCTTTTAGGTGCTAACATACTTGGAACTGATTCACTTGGTAATGTTATATCTAATGGATTAATAAGTTATTTTGATGCTACGGTCGGTGATGTTACAACTTATGCTTCTTATGTTGCAGGAACTACTTATGCAATAGGAGATAATGTAAAGGATGGAAGTATTGGGTATGTAAGTTTACAGAGTGGAAATTTAGGAAATACACCTGCGAGTAGTCCATTGTTTTGGAAAGTAGTTAATCCGCAGTTTGATAAAATTCAGAAGGCATTAGCAGCAGGAAAGTATAATTTAAAAATAGTTGCAGATACAATTGAAACAGTTAATTGGGGAGTACATTCAACACCAATAGTTATATTTGGAGATAAGTTAAGAACTATTAATTTATCAGTTGCTTCAACGTCAGTATTAACAATATCAGCGACAAATATCAATTTTTCATTAACCGGAACAAATACTATATTTGCAGGTGGTACATTCTATTTATCAAATTGCACCATTACGGGTGATAATAACCACAACGTATTTAGCAGTTTTGCAAATTTATTTGCAGATTATTTAATTATTAATGCGGGGAATAACGGTATTCAAATTCATATTAGATATGCAAATAGACTGGATATAAGTACTTCTAATAACGGATTAAACTCGCAATCCAATATTATAATTATAGGAAATATTGGTTATTTGAGTGTTGGTGGAATAGTCACAAATTCAACAACCAATTATCTAATATTAATAGGCAGCGGCGGCAATATTAATTACGTATCAGGTGGAAATGTTGCTACGATACGAATTGACGGTTATTCCCAAATTAACTCAGGCATAGCAATACCGAGATTATTGTTCCAAAATAATGTAACTAATCAAATAGTTAGAAATTGTACGATAGCAACAGTTATACAATATGCTATCAATGGGAGTCCTATCGTTTTAGATGAAATGTCAAACTGTATTATAACATCTCTAATTAATTTAGCAGGTACAGCTGAAATGTCTAATTTTAAAGTATTTAAAAACAATACTTTAACTAATGCAATCACGGTTGTAGGTAATGCAAATATAGACGAATCTACATTTAATGGAGTGTTTACAGTTACAGGTAATGCGACCATTATAAAATCTAAGATGTTATCTACAACAACTTTAAATGCAGACAATATAACATTTGAAAATAATACTTGCACAGGTTTAGTTACATTACAAGCAGGCTCAGATAATTGTATTATTAACGATAACACATTTAATGGTGGTTATTCTTATACACTTGGAGTTGTAACTAATGAATATAACAATAATAAAGGTACTGTAATTGCAAATCAAACTAATCAACCACAGATATTTAATGATACAGTTACAATAGCTGATTTCAATCCCGCAACACCTGCAATGGTTGAAAGTTCTTCAACAGGATTATTATCTGCGACAAAAGAATTAGTCTCCCAATTTATATCTAATGCTACTATAATTGCATTACTTGTAGACCCTACACATTGGACAGGTGTTAATTACACATTCGCTACACCAATTACATTAACATTTCAAGGTCAAATGCACAGCGATGCATCATACTTATTTTTGGCAGTTGCAGACAATAGTTGGATAAGAATAGCAAGAGCATAGTATGAAAGATTATATTTTAAATAGTAACGGGAAGATACTTGTTAATTCTGATAGAATTTTGAAACAAGATGGTGAAACATTAGCATTTCAAATTAATGGAAGTACTTCATTTGACCCATCTATTACTTCAAGTGAAGTAGGTATTTGGGATTTTGGAGATGGGACTACTTATAATGGAAATACTCCTCCTGCAAAGGTATATCCTAATACAAATGTCTATAATGTTAGTTTTAGATTTAGGAATTTAAGTAAGGTTATTGCAATTAAATGTGATACAGATGACATTGTAGGTATTTTAGATGTTTCTAAATTAACAAAATGTACATCATTTGAGTTTCCTGTAAATGCTAATTTAACGAAGATAGTATTTCCATATTCAACAGCAGTTGTTTCAAATATTAGAGTATATAGTTGTAAAATAACAGGAATACTTGATTTAAGTAAATTAGTAAATTTATCTGGACAGGTTCATTTTTATTCAAACAGTCTTTTAACCTCTGTAATAAATCCTATTAGTTCACAAATAATTAGTCAATATTATGCCTTCTCTTGTAATTTAACAGGAATATTAGATTTAAGTGGATTAACAGGTTTAAGTGGTAATTTTCAAGCATACTCAAATCCAAATTTAACTCAGATTATAAATCCTATAAATAACAATACGTTTACACTCTATCAAGTAAATACGTGTGGTCTTATTGGTACTCTTGATATTTCAGGATTAAGTGGATTAGGTGGAAGTTTTTATGCACAAAGTAATACAAATTTAACTTTAATTTTAAATCCAAGTACAAATAATACATTTATTACCTATTACGCATATCTGTGTAATCTTGATTATGTTGATTTTATCGTTATGCCAAATATGACAAATGTTAATAATTCTCATATAAGATTAGAAAATAATAATATGTCAGCAGCAGATGTTAATCACATACTTGTAGATTTAAATAATATTTCTATTGCTGGTTATACAGGAAGAATTATAAACATAGGCGGAACAAATGCAGACCCAGATTCAACAAGTGGTGGATATGATGGAGTAGTAGCAAGAAATAGTCTAATCTCAAAAGGATTTACAGTAACAATAACTTAAAAATAAAATTATAAATTATGATACAATTAAACAATTATTCAAACGGTTCAATTATCTTAGTAGATAAGATGAAGGAATCAGGAGTTTATTACAGACTCTACGATAATCCTTATTTTAAAGACTTAGGATTAAACGCACAAAATAAAAGAGTTGATTATGTTTCAAATACATATCAATCTTCATTAGTTAATCCAACATTAGAAGAGTTCATTAATGATGGATGTATTGCTAATATTCTTTCAGTTGAAACAGGATTTGAAGTAAGTACAGATAGTCAATGTTGGTTGATGGATATTAAACCTATCCGAATTGTTGCTAATGAAAAAATATTAGAACATATTTTAATAGCAGATGATTTAGGACAATTATTCTTAGGTTTAAGAGTGGATTTTGTCGAACAAACTTATGTCATTGACGGAATCACATTTATTTATGTTAGCAGTATCGATCCACAATATTTACCGATATTAGAAGCATATCCTGATACAATCACAATAGAAAATAAGATTGTCGAAGAAGTAATTTAATAATGAATATATTCACTGTTATAATTATAATTTGTTCAGTTATCATAATTGATTACTTAATAAAAACTATATTCTATGCTGATGATATAGATTCAGATTCAATTAATTTTAAAAACGAAGAATAAAAATGGATAATAAATACTATACTACAACCGAGATACTAAATGATGTGTATTCAGGTTCAATAACTAATGTATATTTAACTGACACAGAAGTTTATAACGCTGTTTATAATCCATCTGAAAAAGCTTTGAATGTTAATATTAAGAATCTTGCAGATATTCCTTTAAATATTACCGTTGTTACGAATTATTCAGCATTACCCAATCCTACAACCGTTACAGGAAAATATTATTGGGTATCAAATAGTCAAGGAACTAAATGGTTGCCTGGTTCACTTGGTGGAACATATTATAATTCAGGTTTATATTTCTCAAACGGAACAACTTGGGAATATATGGAAGTTCCTTATCAAGCAACACAAGGAGAAGTAAATTCAGGATTAATTTACGATAAATTTGTTACTCCTTTAACCTTTGAAAATGCTCGCAAATGGAATGATATTCCTGATTGGACAAAAGAACCTACTGGATTTAGATTTCCTGATACAGTAACTGTAACTTATGATTATGCCAACAGAACAGTTATATTAACCGGAGATGTTGAAGCATATTGGAGAGGTAAATTAGTATCAGTTTTAGTTGATGGTTGGACATCAGAACCGCATCCCATTACCATTGATAATTATTTTCTATATTATGATGGAACTAACTTTGTTTGGGATACAAATCCTTGGTCATTTGATTTAGTTCAGATTGCTTATATTTCAAAAGATACTTATGCAATCAGAGAATGTCACGGATTAATGCCTTGGCAGGTTCACGAAGAATTTCACAGAACAACTGGTACATATCGTAAAAGTGGTGGTGATATTTTAAACTTTACATTAAATTCTACAACAGTTGCAAATAGAAGACCTGATATTTCATCTACTACATTAGCTGATGAAGATTTACACACAACCACACCACAATTAATTTCTAAATTATATTCTCATAGATATTTAACATTAGTCGATACAGTTAATTTTACATTAAACTCAGCAGATATAATTCAATTAAATACTAATCAACCATATTATAATAAATGGAATGGTAGTGCTTGGGTTCAAACTTTATTTCCTGTAAATGCTTATGGTGCAATATTCGTATTAGCCGCACCAGTTACAGCAGATGATAGGTCACAAGGATATAGATACCAATTTATTCAGCCTCAAACTGTAAATACCAATTTGGCAACTATTCAATCATTAACATCTCAATCAGTTAATATTGGAAATCCTAACACTATTTCACCTGAATATAATTTTGTTGGTAAAATAATTATTAGATATACTGCAGGAAACTGGACACTTATTTCAGTTGAAAAATTGGCAGGAACATCAAATAATTCAATTTCTGTTAATGGTGGAACTATTAGCCAAGTAACTACCACAGGCAAATTATTATCTGGTGTAGGAACTCCGTCTAATCCTTTATATGCAATCAATTTGAATGGTTTTATTGATTATAATCACTCTGGAACAACTCAATCTTATACCACAGGAAATTTAAAAGTATTGAATGATGGAGCAGGAATTTATACTTTAAAGACTTATAAACCATTTGGTGTAACTGAACTTTGGAACACTGTAACAAATCAATTTAACTTTGCTGATTTAAGCCTCGGAGATGAAGTAACTATCAGAACTGATGGAAATGTAACCACCACGACAAATAATCAAATATTCGGGACTAAATTGAATATGTCAATAGGAGTAAATCCATACGAAATCCAAGTTGGTCAGAGTTATTATAAAACAATTGGAACATATCCAACAACAAGATTTGTTAAATTCTATATTGGTAATGAAGATACAAGAATTAATCCTGCTGAAGTATTATTTTATTCAGATGCAGCAGCAACATTAGCAGTTACAGGATTTTATATTTCAGTAACAAGAAGAAATGTATAAATATATAATAACTATGGAAAGAATTATATTTTATTATCAATGTGATATGTGTTATACTGAATTCACTGCTCCATTCAGTTTTGATAATACATATTGTCCGAAATGTAAATCACCAAATGTAAAATATGTTAAATTAGTTTCAAAAGAAGTTATCAATGATAATAATTGTAAACTAAAAATATGAGCGATAGAAGTAAAGCTAATATAAAGAAACTAAATCAGAATTTTTTTGATTTTATTTTGACTAATTATGGTAGTTTAAATTATCTATCAACATATTTCAGTCAGAATACTATTCAAATGAATGATTTTGATAGTTATACTAACAATAAATTCAATATAATTGCAGAAAATAATTATATTTTGTCACAATATAATAAATTAAATCAGATTGTAATGACCGATGATAAGTTAAACAGAACAATTGGTGACTTTAATGACGACTGGCAGGACGATTATTTCATATAAATAAAAACTATGGCATTCACAGTAAGAACAATAGATCAAATATTTCAAGAATTATTACTTGAAAAACAAACATTATCATCATTAAATAGTTTAGTTTCAGGTGGAATAACTGATGAAAATAGTTTAATAACTGCATTAGAAACAGGTAAAGTTCCTGATTGGATATTGTGGTTATATAATTATGCAGTTGCAACAAATCTAACTGATATTGCATCATTAAGTGCTATAACAGAAATAGAAACAATACTATCAAATGAAAAGATACCTACTGCAAATTGGTACATAATGAAAGCAAAAGAATTTCAATATGGTGATTTTGTAATGGTAGATCCTACAACTTATAATGTTGGTTATGAAACAATAGATACAGCAAAACAAATTATATCAAGTTGCACTATTCAGGATGCAAATAAATTGATAATGAAAGTAAGAAGAAAAGATACTGATATATTATCAAGTGATGAAAAGACTGCATTTGAATCTTATCTATTTAATATCAAATGTGCCGGTACACAAATATTAGTACAGAATTTTAATGCTGATTTATTAACTTTGAATATGACTATTGTTTATAATGGAACATATTCATTAGTAACAATAAAATCAGCAGTTGAAAATGCCATCAATTCATATTTATCTAATATAGAATTTGACAGTAAATTTAATACAACTAAGTTAGTAGATAATTTACAAGCATTATCAGGTGTTATTGATCCACGTTTTGATTCAGCAACAGCAATAGATGAATTGGGCAATACTGTTTCATTTGTTCACGAATATTTAAGTTATGCTGGATATATGAAAATTAATCCTTTATTTCCATTGAGTTCTACAATCACTTATATTGCAAGATAATGATAGACATAGATTATAGACAAATAGCAGATACTATACCTGATACATTACGTAGAACACCAATAAGAAAAGATTGGTTATATCTTGATATTAGTGCAGTTGATAGTAAATTTAATGAATTTCAAACTGAATTTGATTATTATAAATTCTTAGCATCACATAATTATCAAGTTATGAGTATAGAACATTTGTTGAATAATATATTACAACCATCAGGAAGTATATATTTAACAGATGGTCTATGGTATGATGAAACATATCTTTATTTCAACGGTGATGCAACAGCAACAGAAACATATTTATTTAACACAGGAGAATCAGGATCATTAGATACATATCTAAGATTTAATTCTGAATATGAACTTGACCAATTTGATTTCACTGTAAATGTTCCTGCAT